GTAAGCGCACTACCGTTACCTGCAAACGATGTCGCTGTCACAGTTCCACTTACGCCTAGGTCAACATTTACCTGAACAGCGCTAACACCATTGTTTGGGAGGATTGCTACAGGACTACCGGAAGAGTCTATGAACACAGTCCCAAGTCCTGAATCAACAAGTATGTTTGGATGAGGCGCAGCACTGCCACCGATTGTAATAATATTAGAGGACGATATATCAAAGGGGAGTGTTGCTTCAATACGAGCGACAACGCTATCAGAACTAATCTCTAGGTCAGACCCAGCGCCGAAGATGGCTTTGTCGTTGTCACCGAAGGATACATCAGCAGTAGTAGTCAGACCTGCAAACGTAGGGTTGTCATTGGGCTGTACTGCACTATCTGCTAGTGTACCCTGTGCAGCCGTAGCATAGTCAGCACTATCGAAAGCCTTAACTTGAGCAAGGTTTGTAACCTCACTATCCATGAGAGCGCCAGCAGCAGTGACATTAGCTGTGTCTGTAACGTCAGCAGATGTTTCAACAGTGTCTAGCTTAGTACCATCAGCAGCGACATCACGCCCGTCTACTGTGCCTGCAACTGTGATATTAGTGGTTACATCAACGTTAGGCACGGTCAAGTCACCAGTCATAGTGTCGCCAGTGATACGAACGAAACCTGTAGCTGTGTCTAGTGCGTCTTTGAACTCGCCCAGAGTAATCGACTTGGTTGTATCTGCGGAAATGTCAACAACAACAAGTTCATCTGTATCCTCTAGATCAGCCCCTGTAATAACTGGCAGTTCTGTGATTTTCTTATCACTCATTTTCGTATCCCTTAAATAACGGCTTCTACGGCTTCAAAAGAGATACCATAGAAACTTGCATTGTCGATTGACCAAGAGGTTACATTAGTAGACAACCTGAATACCCCTTTGGGGCTATCAAGAATTACTGTTGAACCCGTGTAGTCAGATCGTAGGCTAGGCCAGATTTCTAAGAAACCATCACCATCTTGATCCAACAGGACTTGATGTAGTTTAGCATTAGCGCCACCACCTAACTGAATGTAGTCACCCGCCTTAAGCGTACCAGTCATAGTTACTTCCACAGTCTCATCACCAACCCCGCCAGTCAGCGTACATGAACTAGCAGTCCCTCGTGGTTCAGCGTAGTCAGGGTCTCCCAGCAGGAACGTACCTGTTTGACCCTTTAAGCCCACTAACATAGCTTTCCACTCAGCGGCTTTGTCGCGGTGAACAGAAGGGATAGTAACTGAGGCTTCCCACTTCTGACCACCGTGGGAAATAACCTGCTGTTTGTAAGTGAAAGGGGACTCAGAGGTGATGACAGAATTAACCGCACGTAACTCAATTTGTTCAATACCAATGGTTGTTGGTGTAGTTAGTGGGTAGCTAATAGCCATATTATCTTCCTTTTACCCGAAGGTTGCTTTCATTTGTCCACCACGGCGACGTTCATTCATCATAGACTGCTTAGTCATGTTAGCAATCTGGGGTGCAGCTTGTGCAATTAGCTTCTTAACACTGTCGTCCCCGTTAGCGGAGAAGTTGAAGGATTGGTTGATAACAACATTACCCTGTGATCCACCATCAGTTTGTACACCCAGCTTACCATTAGCACCACGCTTGAGTGGCATGATAGCTTCAGGTCCAGCTTCACCCATAAGGCCAGTCTTACCTCCAGCCATAGGGAAGTATGTTGGGCCACCAACGACACCACCGTTAGCGTAGGCTTTGATCTTAGAGCCACCTTGCCATGCACCACCGTCAGCTTCGAAAGCACTTGGCACTGCTGATGCTAGAGAACTACCCCCCGTTCCACCGCCCATCATAGCGCCCAGTCCTTTTACAAGAAACCCAGCAATACCTGACTCTTTGCCTTGTTCAGCACTACCAACTAGACGCTTAACGACAAGAATTTCGAACAGTTGTTTGATAATGTCCTTAGCCATGTCCCTAAAGGCATCCTTCATAGACTTAGTGCCATCAACAACAGAAGTAAAGGCATCACCGAAAGAACTAGCTATACTATCAGCTAAACCCTCTTGTTGCTGTCTAGATTCCCTAACAACACGATCAAGTTCTTTTTGAGCTGCGGTCTGACGCAGAGTGCCACGGAGTTCAGCCTCTTGTTTTGCCACAGCCTCTTCGCCGTACTTCTGACGTGCTTTAATGACCGCTTCTTCCTCAGCCCGTTTTTCACCAAAGAGACCTACGAGTTGTTTTTCGAGTTCAGCTTGCTGCTTGAGTCCGTCGAGGTATTCTTTAAACTCTTCGGCTGAGGACTTCTTGGAGGAACTACCAGCGCCAGAACCACTTGAGGCTCTATTAGCTTCCTGTAGCCTTTTTCGCTCAGTTTCACTTGCTTCAATTTGATCAATTTCAGCGCTGGCAATAGCAGAATTGGCAAGGACCATAATTGGGTCGGCTTCCTTAGCAGCCAAGGCTCTACTTTTATTAGCCTTAAGATCAAACCTCATCGATGCGATCTTCCCTGCTATTGCCTCATCAGCGCCATTTTTAAGGGCATTTACCTTAGCAACAGAGACTGCAAGGGCTTTTTCTATTCCCGCCCCAAAACCAAGGAGTGAGGACATGGCAGAGGCGGCTTCTTTTAGTGCAGAGGCAAGGTCTTTTGCACGGTTAGCACTAGCCTCAACCTGATCTGTTAATCTAACACTTTCGTCGTAAGTAGCCATAACCTCAGTAAGGTTGTTGCCAAGGATATTATTCTCCTGCTGGAGAAGCATATACTGCGCCCTAGCTTGATCCGCCGCAAGTTTTTTGTACTCAGCAGACTCTTTAGTAAAATCAATCTCTTTCTGTAGGAGTGCGTTCTTATCTTGCTGTGATTTTAACTCGTTGTCCACAGCTTTTTTAATCGCCTCTACAGCGTCCTTACGGGACTGTTGGGCGTCTACATCCCTCTGGCTATACTCATAAAACAACCTCATGGCCTCTACAGATGCCTCAGCGGCCATAGTAGTGTCAGACCAACTAGCAGCTACGGATTCCTGAGCAGCACCCATAAACTCCATTTGCTGGATTGTTCTAGACAACTCCCCCCAAAAAGCTGTTTGCCTCTCAGTTAAATCGCCAGTAACGTCAACATTCTCCTTAAATATTTCACGGGCTTTTAAGGCAGCTTCGTATTGCCTATCAAGCGTAGGTGCATCTCTGAGTTCGACAAGGCTATTATAGAGACCTCGTACCTCTTTTCCAGCCTTACCACCCATATTAGCAGAAATTATTTCTACAAAACTAGCATTGATAATAGCACCTGTATCTTCAAGTTCACTCTTTAAATAACGTGCGCTTATAACAGACTCTGTTAAAGATGCGTTTAGGGATTCTATCCCCTTAAAGGCTTCAATCTTTGCGACTGCAAGTAAGTCTTTTGCCGCTTCAGAAGTTAAATCAAGTCCAGCAGTTTTACCCTCAAAAACGTCAGAAAAAACACCACTGTTTGATTTCATAAGGTCAAAATAATTATCTAGCGCAGATGTAGTCTCTTTAAGTTGGTCGTCAAACTTCTTTACTTCCTGCCTTGTTGACATAATTGCCATACCAAGGGAGCCAAGAACGGCAATACCTAAACCTATTGCTGCACCCCAAGGTCCAGCAAAGAAGCCAGCTAACTGAGAACCCTGTTGCGAGAAAGCAACAAGTGGGTTTATCCCACCTTGAATTTGAACAACAAAGTCTTGTATTTGGTAGCCAGCTTGTTGAATGGCAATTTCTTTATGCCTAGCTGCCTTACCAGAGCCTACAAGAGCCTTTTCAAACTTACGAAAGTCAGATGCACTTCCCTTTGAAACTTTGCGAAGTCTGGCTATTTCATTTGATAAACGATTAGTCTCTTGTGCAGCCCTTTCACGGGTTATTAAACCCTTTTCCTCTGCGCGTTCAACAGACCTAAGCTCTGACTCCAGATTATCTAGAAGCTGCACTGCCCTTCTAACAGGTGCGCTATCAACACCAATTACTAGTCTAATATCGTCAGCCATTTGCCACCCTTAAATATTCTAAGTCAAGTCTCTTGATAGCCTCAATTTCCCAAGGCGATGTAGAAGTTTCTGTCAGTTCTTTCCAAGCCTTAATCTGCTCGTAGCCTATAGGTAGTGGGCCATTCATGCCCGAACCTCTGCTAGAGCTTAAACTAATAAAGGCAGACCAGACGTGGGATATAAGCACAGGGAAGGGTGTCGGGGGTTCCAGTGCTTCTACTCTACGTCCAGTCTGCCTCTCTACTTGTTCAAGATGTTCTCGTTCTGTAGTTCCGTTCTGATCTGGCTTGTTGAGTTTGAACTGGTGTTCAGCCCAACTCACAAGTTTACAGATCAGGTCTTCATAAAATCCAGCGAGTCAGATACCTCTTCCTCAATCTGGTTCTTGATCCAGAACACTTCGTCGTAAATACTCTTAGCTTTAGCGACAGTAAGTTTGGGTTTCTCTCCACCAAAGGTAATATCCCAAGCCTTCGTGACTTTAGCTAGAACCTCCAGCGTAGCCTCTTCGATGTCGGAGTAGTCTACGTCTTGTGACTTGCTCTTCTGGGCTTTCTTTAGCCGCTTACTAATTTGCTCGTGTTGAGCCTTCTTGTACTCTTTAGAGTGGGGCGCAAGGACTGTAATCGTCATGTCCGTGCCATCATCATTCTTGAGTACATCACCTGTAGTTGGGTGCTTGATTGTGACGATAACGTCATCTAAATTCGGTGTCAGGTCTTTAAGGTCCATTCGGGATTTCCTTTTGTGTTGTTTTTCAGGGATTATGATCTTTACGTCATAGCGTAAGTTATTGTCGGGTTGAGGTGTTAGTGTGGAGACCCCCGACCCGACTCAGGAGCCTCCACGTACCTAGCTAGGTATTCGTTATATTGGGCGTGTGATCTTAAGGTTAGTACCTTCTGTCGTATCATAGAGAGCAACAAAGGACAGGGAGATCATACGGCTAGTTGGGCCATCGACACCAACATCAGCAGAGTTAATCTTGACCCGTGGGAACAGGAAGGTATAAGCATTACCACCTGTGGGGTCATCTACAGAAACTTCAATCTCAGTCTCAGTCTCGTTGAGGAAACGGTTGATGAGAGAAGCATCTTCGAAATAAGCTGTGAGTGTACCCTCAACTTCTGCACGACCATACTCAAGGGAAGGCGCACTGTCGTCACCAATCACAAAGGTAGGGGCAAAAGAGTTAGTCAAGGTGAAGTCCAAACCAGTTACGATAGCTACAGCAGAACCTGCACCTACGTTACCGATGGAAATGTCACCTGAGTAAGCATCGAAAGGTGCAGCACCAGAGGCAGCGTCCTGTGTCTTCTCAGTGCCACTGATGGTCATGTCTTTACCGACCATACCGAAGGTAGTTGTTACCATCTGGTTAGGAGCAAGAGAGATACCCATAGTGGAAACTGAGAGACCTGTGAACACACGAGCTTGGTCAATATCAGCAGCGTAGTCTTCTACAGAGAAGAACTTAGGTGCAGTACCAACTTTCAAAGTGGTGGTGTCCCATGTGTTCAGCATAGCTGATTCAAGGAAGGCATCATAGTCACCATCACGAAGGTCAACTACAATGTCGCCAGCTACTTGACGGTTACCATGACGGTCAACCCGTGGCATACGGTCAGCTTGGATGTCGTTACCAGCTACACGATCTTTGGTTAGGTTCAAAGAGTGTGTGCTGAAAGGAAGGTTAGTGAAGTTACCAGCGGGGGTTGTACCAAACGTAGATTCTACGATGAAGGACAGGCTGGAGCGTGAACCCTGTGCAAAGGCCATGTTATATTCTCCTGTGGGAAGTTATTTGTAAATGTACCAGCCGATGTCTACTCGAACATAGTACCAAGGGCTGTCTAAGATGCCTTGCTGTCGTTCTGCATAGTCGATAGATACGTTGATTGTTTCAAGGTCAGAGTTAGTAAAGGAAATGTCTGTTGTTGCCTCAAATGCCTCTAGCAGTATGTTGGCGTAGTCATCAGCTTCCTTTGGCCCTTTGCCCTCTGGGGTATGTACCAGAATGGAAAAGACACCCTGATAGCGTTGTTGTGGATTTAAGCCCCTTACAGCAGGTCTACGTTCCGTAGGGAGGAACATTACCTGAAGGAAGCTAGTGCCAGTCGTAGGTTCAAAAGAGACGTTCTCGTAGGCCACTGAAGGAATACCAGACACGTTAGAGAGGTGAGTCTCAAGTGCGGCACGAATGTCATTGTATATACTAGCCACCGAACTTGTTCCTTACTTTAGTGAAGACTGACCAACCATGCTTATCCTCTACGTCTTGGGCATGGGGCGCACGGTTCCTCAAGGTTACTTTATCGGAAGTTTCTAAGCTAAACCCCTTAATGTCACTGTAGAGGTTTGACCTAGCTTTCTCTGCAAATTGTTCCCTAGAGGCTGTACCCTTTTTAACACTAGCTGTCCTAGCTTCGGACTTCTTAGAACGGCCTCCACCCTTACCAGCAGGTAGCATAGAGAAGCTCTCTACATAAGCACCAGTGTCAACAGGTGAAACGAAGATAGCATAGTTAGCGATATGCTCTAGGCGGTCTCTTACTTTTTCGTCGGCTAAATCTTCAAGCTGCTTGATTTTACCGTCAAGCGTAATTTGCTTAGACATGCGTTACTCCCTTACGTCACAGAGGTAACACACTGGGGTTCCGTTGCTGAAGATAGTGACTACAGAGACAAGTTTAACATCATCATTGTTGCCAGTTACAAGATCGTTAGTCTCAGGTTCTACAGCTAGGTTAAGGGCAGGAATGACGCACTTACGTACACCCCTGACGACCATATCCATGTTACCTGAAATACCTGTGTCGTAGTTGTAGAAGTAACCAGTAAAAGCGTAGTCTGTTGTAGCTGACCCGTCTACCTCACCCGTGGCAGGGTTGTAAGAGCCACCAGAAGTAACCTTACGTAGTGTCAAGCTCTCACCGAAGTCTCTTACGAGTTTCAGCAAATCAAAGGGGCGAAAAGACATGACCTACTCCTTATTCATACTCAGGTGTTTGGTAGCTAGGGGGGTTCTTGAAGCGGTCACGGCGGAATGAGCCTTCGATACGGTCAGTATTAGCCCGTACAGTCTCAATGCCAGTCTTTGTAATACCACCAGCCAGAACACCAATGCCTACAGAGGAACCTGAACCGTTAGTCTTGCCCTGATACTCAAGGTCGTCAGCAAGTGCCTTATACTGTTTAGCAAGGTCACTGTAGTCTGCTTTCAAAGCACCATCAAGGGATGCGTTGACACGACGAGAGTGTTTAGATGCGATAGCACGGGCAATCCATGCCCCAGCGTAATAGATGTTGTTGTTATTCTCAGAGAGACCGAAGGTAACTTCTTCGTTCTGGACCTGTTGGTCTAGTGTCTCAGTGTCTCCAACAAGGAGCCTGACTGTGTTAAGTCGACCAGAGGCCGTAGTTGTATCCAAGTCTGTAGGATCGTAGGACCAAGCCATCTAGTCATCTCCAATTATGTGTCGTTCAGTATTCTGTCTCGAATGGTGTAGAAGTCTTCTGTGATCCAACGGCTGTTGTTCAGGAAGCGACGAATAAGACCACGTTGCTTGTCGTCGATCTTAGACTTCTTACACTTTTTAGTACCAAACTCTGATACACTTGATGTACGAGCTTTAACTTCAGCGTTAAGCAAGTTGACTAGAGTTTCTAGCTGTTTGCCAGATAGCTCAGATAGTCGATCACCAACCTTAGTTTGTACTTCTAATTCTTTATTGTGGTGGACATAACCAGAGGTATAAAGTGTTGCTACCTTGTCTTGGTCGATACCACGTTCAAGCCAATTAAAGTGTTCCCCTTGGCTCCATGTCTTGCTGTCTGCCATGAGGGGTCGTTTAATGAAGACAGGCCAATCAACCTGCCATCCCAAGTATGTGGGGTGCATAATTCTGTTCCTATTTACTGTTATGGTATTTTATAAGTTGGGTTGAACCCCAAGCCGAAACTCAGGGTCCACCGTTATCTTAGGTGAGGTAGCTTACGCTACAACACTTTCGAAGAAGTAACCAAGGTCAGCACCAACGACTTTCATGTCGTATGCCATTTTAACTTGGATATGCTCTGCAACCTGCTGGCGCTTCAGTGCATCATCCGAAAAGGATTCAACAGTGATACCAAGGTTGTTTACGCTTGGGATGTTGTTCCATGCGAATGTCAGACCAGCCGCTGGTGTCATAAGACCAGATGCGCGTGGTGTGTGTACCAGCAGTGCGTTCTTACCACCGATGAAGGCGTTAGCTTCTGCGAGACCTTCAGCACCACCGTTCTTGACAGCTTCCATGACGTAGAAGTTCTCTACCTCAAAGATTTCTGCAAGTTTAGCATCTGTGATGAGTGCTGTGTTAGTAACAGTAGCACCACCGTTCAAACGGGCAAGTACATCTGGGTGGTTGATGAGGATGTCACGTACTTCCTTACCGATAACCATTGTGTTTGGCTTGAAGCCACCAGACTTAAGCTGCATGGTGCGACGAGCAGTTGTCACATCAGAGATTGGTGTGGAGTTTGTGTAGTCAGACCACAGGTTAGCTGGAGTAGCGTCTGTACCCCAGATACCAGCAGCGAAGAAAGCAGAAGCGAACTGCTCTTCACGTTCAATCAGGACACGGTTGACAAGTGTCTGTGCGCCTGCGGAACGGATTTCCAACATTGCATCTTCGTTAGCAAGTGTCTGCTCATCGAAGTCCATGCCAAGGCCATATACGTCAGCAAAGTAGCTGTCGTTGGACAACTGCAAACCAATACGGTTTACTTCTGTGCGTGGAGCAAGTTTCTTAACATCACCAGAGCGGTTCATGTTCGCACGGTCATAGATGTAGTATTTGTCAGACTGACGCTGAACACCTACTACTGGGAAAACCTTGTCAGCGACAAAGTTAGTTTGTTCTTGTACATACGCAAGTGTCAGGTTAGACAGCGGTGCGTCAATATGTACATTGGATGGGGTCAAAAGAGGCATTATATTATTCCTTAAAATGCTTGTTAGGGTTAGGCTACGATGTTACCGCCTTGGATAAGCTCGATTGCGATGATTTGACCATCGACACCAGCTTCCTTGGCATAACCCATAACAACATCACCAGCAGCGGCTGTGAGTGCATCACCAGCAGCGTCTGTCTGAACAGCGTCACCAGCAGCAATAGTGCCACCAGCAGTTACCATAACTTTACCTGATACGCAGATAGTAGTTGCGTTACCGACAGCAGCGCCGACCAAGCATACACCGTAAGCCTGTTCACCAGCAGCACCTGCGGTAGTGACAGCGCCACCAGCGTCAAGAGTTACAAATTTGAATTGAGTAGTTCCACCAACACCAGCGATTTCGGTGCGGTTGTCACGAGATGACATTACAGCCATGATTATTCCCCTTTATAGGATTTGTTGATAAGTGATTTGCCTTCGTCGGTCTTAGCCACAGCAGCATAAGCCTTAGCAAATTCACTCTTTTTCAGTTGGTTGTCGTCCATGTAGGACTTTACGAGGGCATCTAGTTTGTCGGCAGAGGTAGCGAACTCGCCGTCTACATCAGACTTACCAAATTCTTGCATAGCTGCATCAAACGCTGCATCAGCGGCCTTGAGAGCAGCCATAATTGCTTCATCTTCGTAGAACTTCTCTACGAGAGCTTTAGCAACATCTACGTCAAAGTGAGGCAGAGCTTCACCAGCACGTTTTGTCAGAGCAACATCAGCTTTCTCAATAGCAGCAGCTTCGAGAGCTTTAAGGACTGGGGCAGGGATGTCCGACTTAACGACCATCTCACCTTCAATGTCCATCATTTCCACTTCAGCTTTCTTTTCGATAGCTTCAGCTTTAATTACNTAACCAGCTTCAATAAGACCCTTGCGGAGACGCTCGTTCTCAGCCTTCAGTGTCTCTACTTCATCAGAGACCTCTTCGACAGGAGCTTCTTCAGCCTTACCTACTTCATCAGCAGATTCAGTGGCTTCAACAGCCTCTTCTTCTTCTTTCATCATGTCGTAACCAAGGGCTTTCATAGCCTCTTCTTTACCACATGCCTTCTCTTCCATGTACGCCTTTACTTTGGCTTCCATTTCATCAGTCATTTTAGTAGTTTCCTCTTCGGAAGTGTCACGCTTGAAGAGGCTAACCATTGCCTGTGCATTGGCAGGGCGATCCACTAGGGACAACTCTTCAAGGTGCAAGTTTTTCAGGAGGTTGGGCAAGATTAAATCTCCTCTTTCATAGCACGACCACCAATAGAGAAGGCCGCAAGTTCGCCAGACTTAACCATATCCCAGACGGTATCATCGAATACTTTGTATGCAACAACCCACCCTTCACGGTTAGACTGGATTCCTAGAGCATCACCAATTTCTTTAGTGATAGGCAGCGAGTGTACTACTGTACCAACTTGCTCACCTGTGTGCATTGCCTTGCCGACCCGCACATGCTCCATAAATTCGTTCACAGCTTTCACAAGTGTGGCAGCTTCGATAACATCCCCTTGGCGGTCTACTACAGCTTCACCATCTTCGGTTACTACTGAGGCCCAACCATAGACCATACGTTGTTCGTCGTCAGTCTTGAGGATTTTACCTTCAATATTCTTTGTCATATCACTCACCGATGTCCCTGCTTCCCACATACGGCATGACCAGTAGCCAGCCTTTGTCTTATCTGTCTTGGTGTCACATGAATGTCGGGAACGGAAGTTAGCACGAGCTTTAGGGTCATCACGACGAATTTCCATGTTAGGATCACCGAAGGTAACTCGTTTAACCTTGTCACCATCTTTAACGAACACTTCAAACTTCTTGTTGCCACCTTTGATGCGACGAGGCTTATTAAGGGTGACACTTTCGCCTTGATAGTCAGCTTTAGCGAAGTCTACCTTTAGTATCTCTTGTACGATAGCCCTGAGAGCCTCTATACGGTCCACTGAGGGGGCTTCTGTCTCTTCAATAGCCTCACCCTGCTCGTAGAAGGCTAAGTAAGCCTCATGGCTCTCTGCTGGCATAAACACAGCTTGACCATTGTAGTCAGATACGTGAGTAACACCGTCAAGACCCAAGTCCATGCTACGGGAGACTGCCTCAGCTTCGGTTGTGAAGACATCATTAGCATACTGCGCTTTACGAATATTCAATGGTTTGGCCTCGCGTTGTCTACTAGGATTAAGTCGAAGTTACATGACACCCGTGTGCCAGCACTCTCAACCCGATAAGCAATAATATCAATGTCAGTCTTCTCAGGGAAGAGAAGGGGTACAGTGAAATCATAACGGTAGCTGCTCTCATACACTTCAGTTAAGTGCTTAATTCTGAAAGCCCTGCTAAACTCTCTTGCGTACAACCTGCACTGAGCGTCCTTATTCTTATTCACAGAGAAGTCTAGGTTAATGAGGTATCCAGTGAAACCTGCTGGAACTGTGTAGACTGCCATCAGGGTTTGAGCTAAAGCAGGATCAACCTGAGCTACTACAACCCCTGTACCACTTACAGTTCTAGCTGTGACAGTACCTGCGTTAACAGTGCCGTGATTGTATTCCATGCGGTAGATACGCTTGAATTGATTAACTGTAGCAACTGCTGTTTGACCAGCCATCTGAACAGACTCAACTAAAGGTAAGTAGTTGGCATCAAGACCCTCAAGTAGAATAGTGTCTGTGTCGCCAGTGTCTGTTGAGATAAGGTATAGCGTCTCAGCAGCATCTAAAGCGGCCCAAGGATAAAGACCTCCAACACTCCAGACACTCTCTGGGTCAGAGTTACTGCTTACGTCAAAGTTAGCACCAAACTTCTGCACTGAGGAGTAGTAATTAACGTCCCCTTGAGCAATAGCTAGGTAATCATGTTGATACAAGAGCTTCGACCAAGTTGACATCAGAGCCACACTCGCTTAGGCGCATCAGGTGTAACACCGTGTGATACATCAAGAGCCTCTGCAACATCACGCATATTATCACTAGCTAGGCGGATGTTCACATGCCAACCGTCTAATGCAGTCATCTCAGGATACTCCATACCATCGTCATTCGTGATGGTAACGCCTGTGGCCTCGTATAAGACCCCTACAACGTCGATAGCATAGTCTGCTGTGTTACTCACAAACTCACCTTCACCATCGTAGAAGGCAGACAGCACTGAGGGCATAGACGCCTCAGATGCCAGCTTGAGATAGAAGTCAGTCTTTGGTGCTTCTACTTCGCCTATCATGTTGATGCCTCCGTAATACCAGCGTCAGTGATGTCGTCAGACCACATACGGAACTGTCCGATTGTACCCATGAAAAGCCGTCCAAGCTCTAAGTCAGTAGATGACAAGGCAGGGAGACTCGTAGGGGTTGTGTTGGCTGTCAGGAGTGTACCCTCGTGAGCGCCTTGTATGAACGTAGAGCCGTGACGACCAGCAAGGTTAAACGGTACGTTAGTGTCAGGGGTGTAGGCGTTATTTCCGCCTTGTGAAGTATCGTAACCAGAAGTTCCTTCTCTTTGAGCAAAGACAGGTTGCCCTGTTCTACTGCCAGAAGTTGTAAGGCGAGTGTCGATATAGTTAGAACTGGATAGTTGCCAACGGTATGGTTGAACATTTAGTGTCGTATCCCTATCAGCATACGTCATCTTGCCATCCATCTGGATAGACATGTTAGTGTTGTCATAAGGCAGGTTAGCGGCAGGGACTGTTAGTGTCTCAGCAGCACGAGTTACTGTAGCTGTTGTTGTTGGGATGTAGCTTGATGGGGTTGCGCCAGCTTCTAGCTGTGCGCCCCA